GGTTTACGTAATACCCACTTACGCGCTATTGCTCCTACTGTCTCTAACTCTAAGCTTAGTGGAAACGTTAGCCCAGGTATTGAGCCGTGGGCAGCTAATGTATTCACAGAGCAAAGTGCAAAAGGTACTTTCATCCGTAAAAATCCGACTCTTAAAAAAATATTAAGAAAAAATAAAATAGATAACGAAAGAATATGGTTAAAAATACTAAAGGACGGAGGGTCTATACAAGGTTTAAAACAATTAGAGAGCATTACACATGGGCCTCACGACATACCCGTCAAAGAAATATTCAAAACTTTCAAAGAAATTAATCAATTAGAATTAGTTAATCAAGCTGGTATACGTCAACAATACATTGATCAATCAGTTAGTTTAAACTTAGCTTTTCCAAGTGAAGCTACACCTAAATGGCTTAACAAAGTACATATAGCTGCTTGGAAAAAAGGAATTAAAACATTATATTATATGAGAACCGAATCCGTATTGAGAGGTGATATTGCTGATCAAGCTATGGATGAAAATTGTTTAGCATGCGATGGATAGAATAACATTAGAACAAATATTAGAACCCGTAGGTGTTGCTAGCTTCTTTAAAAATTATTGGGGTAAAAAACATTTAATTATTAGAAGAAATAAATTTAAAAATTTATTTACTTGGAATGATTTAAATAAATGTTTAAATACATATCCTTATTTAAAAGGATTACAAATAATAGATTATACAAAAGAAGGCGATGGTAGATGGTGTTTAGATAAAGTAAGGAATAATAAAATGGATCAATTGTTTTTAAATAAACAACAAATATATGATCAATTTAAAAAACACAATAGAACATTAGTAATACCTTTTGCTGAATACGAAACAAAACAATTAACTGATATTTGTTTTGAGTTTGAAAGATATTTTGATTATGGTCAAGCTAATATATATGTTTCACCTGGAAATAAATCAAAATCATTTCCGGCTCACGGTGATAGTACTGAAAACTTTTTATTTCATACTGAAGGAAAAACTAAATGGACTATATATAAAGAATTTATACCTAGTAAACAAAAAACTATATTAGAAGAATTTGTTTTAACACCTGGTGATTTATTATATATACCATCTTATCAGTATCATAAAGTTGAAGCTGTTGAGCCAAGAATTTTAATTAGTATTCATTTTAAAAATAAAAAAGAACAGTCAATAGATAAATTTAAAATATCAAGTATAGAAAATAGTAGCAGAGATAAATGGCATGACTGGTCTCCACAATTAACAAAACCTAAACCAAAACCAAAACAACGTTTAATGAATAAACGTAATTGGTCTAAACCTTATTTTAATAAATTATGAAAGCAGGAAAAATATGGGGTAATACCGAAATGATACACAAAAATGGTGTATTAGAGTTTCATAGAATAGAATTTAATAAAGGATATAAATGTTCTGAACACGAACATAAATACAAATGGAACGGATTCTTTGTTGAATCCGGTGAAATGCTCGTAAGAGTATGGCAAGATGATCAAAATCTTGTAGATGAAACAATATTAAAAGCTGGTGATTTTACTATGGTTAAGCCTGGTAAGTTTCATCAATTTGAAGGATTAAAAAATGGTGTAGCTTTTGAATTATATTGGGCGGAGTTTAATCACGACGATATAAATAGAAGGACATCAGGTAAACAAGTATAACATGAGAATATTTATAGGACACGACTCAAGATATAAGGATGCAACAAAAGTTTGCGAAAAGTCAATAAGAAACTACTGGCCGGATGCTGATATAACCTGGCTAAATAAATCTAAATTAAAAGAAGCTGGCATATATGGCAGAAAAGATGTTGAAGGTGAATCAACAGAATTTTCTTTTACAAGATTTTATGTACCGCTAATTTGTAATTATGAAGGTATTGCAATGTTTTGTGATAATGATTTTTTATGGAAAGGTGATCCAAGATTAATAAGAAGATATGTAAATCTGCAAGAGCCTATGGCTGTGGTTAAACATGAAGATTATGTAGTTGAAGATAGTAAAATGAATGGAGTACAAAATAAATCTTATCCAAAAAAGAATTGGAGTTCACTAATGCTATTTAGATGTAATCAATTTAAAAATAAATTATCAAAAGAATATTTAGATAACGCAACACCCGCCCAGCTACATGAATTTCATTTTATACATGAAAACAATATAGGTTCAATACCTAAAGATTTTAATTGTTTAGTTGGCCATTATGATTTAAAAAATGCTAAAGCATTACATTACACAAACGGCGGGCCTTGGTTTGATGATTATAAAGATAGTGAAGCTTCTGAAGAGTGGTGGAAAGTATACAAGAGTTTGTAAAAAATAAACGTATTATATTTGTTGGTAACTCTGTTGAGATTATGAATCATAAGCTCGCAGAGTTTATTGATAAGTATGATATAGTAGTAAGATTTGGTAGAGCTATAGACGCAACGCCTCTTCATGAAGAATCTATTGGTACTAAATGTGACATATGGATTACGGGTCAATTTAGAGCACCAGCCTTTGAAGATGTTAAACAAGAATTTTATAAGGGTAAGTTTAAAAATACTAAAATATTAGTTAATAGATGTAGAGGTAATTTAATGTTAAAAGATTGGATATTAGAAGATAGATTGCCCAAAAACTTTCCTAAATATACTCAAATGTATTCTGATGAAGAATTAGTTAGAATAATGAAAGAGTTTGATAAAGATTTATTAGGCGTTAATGATTATAGGCCTAGTGCAGGATTTATAAGTTTAATATGGTTTATAGATAAAATAAAAACATATAAAAGTATTGATCTTATAGGTTTTGATTTTTTTGCTAAATCTGTTGATAAAAGACCTAAAGATAAACGAGGTAAAATAAGTAATTGTAATCCGCATAGCTGGCATATGCCGGTATATGTATTAAGCAGACCAGCACACGATAGTGAAATGGAACAACATTATGTTAGCTCTCTACAAAGAAGAGGGTTAGTTAATTGGCATTTATTAAGTAATCTACAGTACGGGAGTGTACCATATACTAATTGGATGAAAGGAATAAAAATTATAAAAAGCGCTCCTAGATATTCTAAAATATCAAAAATTTTGCCACAACTTCGGCAATAATTTCAATACATAAAAATTTATCTCCTCGGCCCTTGAATAGTTGCTGAATTGGAAGATCTATCTGTGCTTGGAACAGATTTAGGATTAGGTGTTTTGCCGTAAGTACTTTTACTGCTTCCGGTATTATTACTACTTCTGCTAGAGTTACTATTGCTAGAATATATTAAAAAATTGTTTGGTCTATACCAAGGTCCATAATAATCATAACCTATAGGGAGATTATAGTTAACTCTATAATTAACAGGCCTTATAGCCTTCATAGGTAAAGCTATTGTATCACCTACTGCTGTAATAGCTAATACGTGAGTAATTTCTACACTAGGTTGAGTGTTTTTTTGTATTGAGCAACTAGCTACAAATGCAGTTAGTGCAAAAAGGGCAATTTTCCATATTTTCATTATATTACTTTATACTTTGTTTTATTATCTTGATCTTTATATGCTAATAAACATCTATTTCTATTAGCTTCTTCATTTACATAACTTACATGAACCCAATCTGGGTTTTTATCGGATCCAAATTCCCATATCATCTGATCGAACGATAAATTATTCTTTATATACTTATACATATCTGCATTACTCATATAGCCATAAGTATCGTCAATATCCATTGCTTGTCCGTTACAATGCTGCGATTTTGAACTCCCACCAATTGCTTTATTTAATTCAGGTCCACGATAGAACGAATTGATCTTTATAGGGCCGTTTACGTGCATTCTAAGAGGTTCAAATACTTTTTCTGATAGTAATTCCATATTACTTAAATGCTCTTCTGTAGGTTCGTTTTTTAAACCTAGCCTCGTAGCAGTATTGCTATACACACCCTCTTTATATGTAACGTGTTTGCTTATGTTTTTCATTTAATTAATTTGTAGATCTTCTTCTCAACGTAGGAACAACTTTACCGTCAATAACATCTTGAACGGTTTCCACACTTACTTTTAGTTGCATGGATAAATCTGCTTGCCATGTAGCGACTGGTCTTCCGTCTTTTAATACTACAACAGCTGGTACAGATCTTATTGCTTGTTTTACACTTGGTTGTTGAGAATCAAAATCAACTTTTAAAATTTTTGCTCTTTTTAATTCGTCTACACCTTTCCAATCGTTTCTTGAATTCCAATTAGAATTCATATATAAGACAGTCATTTCTTGTGAAAATGAAAATGATGTAAATAGTAATAATATTAAAGTGATTAGATTTTTCATATTTATTTTTTTGTTAGCTCATAAAGCTTTTCGTCTATATTGTCAAGCTTTTCAGCATTTTTATCAACTTTCTCGTCTATATCAATTATTGTCGAACGAATTAATTCGTCTTTCAAATCGAACTCAGTTCTTGATATGTCTGGTTCGGGTAGTTGCTTAGCAAGCTCTATATCAGCCTGTAGCGCAAAATAAGTTGCAGCCAAGGCGATAGCTCCACCAACAATCATTCCGATAGTTTTAAGATCAAGTTGCACTTCCGTATTTTCTGATAATTTTTTTGCCATAACTATTAAGTTTCTATACTAATGTAATTACTTATTTTTTGTTTCTTTTAACATTTTTTACTCTTCTAGGCTTGCCTGCTGGTTGGCCTAACCTTTTCTTTTCTCTTACCTTAGCTGCTTTTTCAGAAGCAGACATTTCTCCAGCTGTTTTTGGTGTTTTACTTGATACTCTTTTGCTTGGCCTACAATATGGTGTACCACGTTTTTCGCCTTTACGTCTTCCGCAAGGCTTGCCTGTTCGTACATCAATCCATTTTTCTTTAAACCAACGCCTAAGGCTTGCTCCTTTTTTAGTCTTTCTTACTGCCATTTAATAATTTTTTAACTTTATTTCTAGTACATACCATTTTTTTAGCATAGCTAGGATTTTTCTTTCTATTGAATACATATTGTTGATTTAAACTACCAACAATTTTACGCATATCGCCTTTTCTAGATTTAATCATCCATTTAGCTAATGCACCGCAAGATAAATTTTTAAATTTACCTTCAGCATCTGGTGCGTCGGAATCTTTCCATGTAGGTCTTTTACTTGCCATGTTTTCTTTTTAATGATGCTTTACATCTTTTAGCAATAGCTGCTTGCTGTGGTTTTTTACCAAAACGTGCTCTTTGCTCCATTACCGTTAGTATTTGAATTTTTCGAGCATAAGGCTTGTTAATTTTTTTAACTTTAGCACAAGTTGCTCTAGCATCTTTTACAGTTGCATATTTAATACTAACGGTATCTTTAGGGTTTTCGTCTGTGTATAAACGTCTGCCCGAGCCTTTTGGTTTTTTTCCAGTTCCTTTTTTAGGATCAGCCATTATTTTTCTTTATCTTTAACCATAGTGTTTTTACCACTTTGTCCTTTTTTCAAAGTGCTTTTTTTATGGTCACAACCTTTTTTCATTAAGTCTTTATGTTTCTTCATAGTATTGACACTATGCACTTTACCGTCTGGACAATACATTTTGTGCATTGTCATTTTATCTTTTTTCATAGTTTTTTATTTATCTGATTTATTACCCCAATTTGCGGCACCAACTTTTCTACATTTTGATAATGCGCCACTTGCATATGCAGAAGGAAATACTTTGTACCTTGCCTTTACTTTATGATAACATGCGTCTTTTTTACCGCTTTTTTTTGCCATATCTTATTTTTTAAAAATATTATCTGTTTCAAATATATCGTTTCCTTTAAATATATTTTCTTGACCAAATATATCTGTTTTTACACGCCCTGGTTTAGGGTCCGGAGGAGCTATTAATAGTGCATGCTCATTATATCCTAATATTGAAAATAATCTATTGTACCATTCTAACTCTTCATCTAAAAAGTTTTCTATATTTTTTAATTTAATTAAAGCTCTATTCATAGGTATGTTGAATACACCTTCTAATCCTTGCCCTAGCATAGAATAAAATGGGTCATCTGGATCTAATGGTTTTCTTAACATCATATCGCCTTCATATTCATATGTTTGAAAAGACCTTCTTAATTTATCAACCTTAGAAGAAATAGGTGGAGAAATACTAAATACTTTCCACGCCGCTTCTCCTAAATCTTTATTATACTTATCACCCTGCGCTCTTTTATATAAATCAATAAATACTTGCTTAGTCATATCTGCACCTGCTCCACCAAATCCAAATCCTCTTAACCAAGTTTGTGTCATTGAATCTATCATTTTAAATGCTTTTTTATCTGCGTCTTTTGGTGTTGCGTCTCCGGTGTATAAAGCAAATACAGCTTGTTGTAAAGAAGTAAATAGAGTGCTTTGCAATGCACCGTAATGAACTATTTTAGATAAATTTGTTTTATCATCGCCTCTTCTGTTAACTAAATCTTTATATGCTCTATACATTATTCTATTATATTGCATAGGTGTATTAGCAAAATTTAATACTGCTTTACCTAATGTTGAAGCTTGCTGATATGAAATTCTATCTGCTCTTGATGATTGCTGATTTTCTTGCGTTACTTCAATCCAATCTTCCATTGCTTTTTTCTCAGCTTCAGTTTCTTTGAAACCTTCTCTTTTATATGTATTTATTCTATTTCTATAAAAACTAGCCCCGCCAACAGAAATAGCTATACCATCAGCTGCTCTTGTAGGAGTATAACCTTGTTTTAATACATAATTTAATACCCCATTAAAACCACCACCTCTTTGCATTATAGTAGCAAGTTCAGCTTCGTTTACATTCATTTTCAAATTATCTCTTCTACCTACTGCAAAATCAGACATAAATAATGTTCTTACGTCTTTAGCAAATTGAGGTATATTAGCAACAGCTTTACTTGCGGCAAAAAAGTTATTATCTCCCCAGTTTATATAGTTAGGCATTGAAGTTAACTGAGTAAGAGAGGTTTTCATGTTCCAGAACATTATAGTGGATTGACCACCTGTTATATAATCGTTCAATCCTCTTTCAAATTTACCCATGTCTTGTCTTCTACTCTGGCCAGTTTCCATTCGCCATAGCATGTTTTTCCATGCTTCCACATAATTCTCGCCAAACTGATATTCCATTTTACGTAAATTATTTTGGCTAAATATTTCATTTTTATTTTCAACCCATTGCCTAAATATATCTGGTCTTGCGCTATTTCTTACAATATTTAAAATATCTCCATGTAAAGTTGTATCAATCCAGTTTTCTCTAGGCTTGCCCCAGCCATAGCCTCCTGTAATAAAAGATAAGCTATTAGCTAATTTAACAAGTTCAGGATTGTTTTCAACTTCTTTTACAACAGCATTTAAATCTGTTTTAGTTAATCCAGGTATTTTTTCTCCTTGTCTAGCCCACATATATATTCTTAAAGCTTCAGAATTTTTGTAACCTGTTTTATTATTTACCTGATTTAACTCTTTCTTTAATGGTTTATTAGAATTTAATATTGTTTTTAAATCTTTTATAGCTTTAACTTCAAAAGCATTAACAGCATTGTCTGCTCTAGCAAAAGGTTTAAGAAAGTTTTCTTTCCACCATTCAAATTGTTTATTTCCTACTTCGCCTTTGCCTAATGTTCTATATATTAAAAGTTCAGCGTCAGCTGCTTTACTTGAAAATAAATTCCATTGTTTATTTTCTCTACCTCTTATTTTAGCTTTATTAGGGCTTATAATAGCATCTGCAGGTATTTCAAAGTTTTGTTCAAATATTTCTTTATTTAAATATTCTGATAAGTTTCTTGAATTATACTCTGTTTGTAACTCGTTTCTTTTGGCTTGCTGATCTACCCTTAATTGATTAAATTCTAATAATTTTTTACCAGAAAATTCTTTTATCATTTGAGCTTCAGCATACAAATCATAATAAGATTTTTTAGTAGATATATCATAGGTATTTCTAAATATGTCATGGTTTGCTAACATTCTATCGTAACCTTGATTATTATTTCTACCAAAATTATCTACTAAATTCCAGCCTGTTTTTTGTCCTGGTTTACTGCTTCCTTCAGGGCCATAACTTTGTTCAAACCCAAGTTTTCTAGTATCGTAATTTTTAAAGAAATTATTTTCTACTAAATCTTTAAACGTTTCAAAAGCAAAAGTTGATGAATCTTTTATGTGTTCACCCTTCCTTTTCTTCTTCATATATTCACCTAATCTTTTATTAAATTCAGTAGGTGATTCACCTTTTCTAGGTGAAGGAATATAAACAGACGTGTATTGAGCTATACCTCTTACTGAAAAAGGATTACTAGACTGCATTTGAAAATGATCAGCTAATCTTCTTTCTCTTTCTAATCTTTGTGCATCCACTCTTTTATTGAATTGAGCAGGTGATTCACCTTTTATAGGTGAAGGCTTAGCATTTAAATATGATTCATAGAATACGCCCATCATCTTATCAATAGCTTCTAAATTTTTACCGAACTCTGGTCCGTATACTTTTTCAATTAACTCAAGCTTTTTAGTTACATCTATGTCAGTTCTTTCTATTATAGGATCAACTTTTTTAGCAAACTCTCCAACTTCAAATAAGAATTTTCCGTTATTTAAAGCATCTACTCCATCTTGTATTATTTTTTCGTATTTAGGATTTTCGTATTTGTGTTTATTTTTAAAGTTTAACAATGATTCTATAAAGGCTTTTCCATATCTGCCATTAGGCTTACCAGCTAATCTATCCCCTCTTAAATTAAACATGCTTTTTAAGAGACTAAATTTTTCACCCGGAAATGCCGCAATAACATTTTCAGGGATAAATGGTGCTATTTCATTCAAAAATCCTTTTGAATGATTTTCTTGAATTTTGTATTGTTCTTCAATTTCTTTAAATAGTTCCTCGGCTTTTTTAATATCGCCTTTAACCATTAATTCTGTTACTTTCATTTCATAACCTTGCACAGAATGGAATGTTGATTTAAATTTATTGTCATGTTTAGAATAAATACCATCTTTATACTCTTTTAAGAAAGCACTATAAGTTTTACCATTTTTTTCTAAGAAAGGCTCTCTTGCAAAAGCTAAAGCATTTTTAAGGGCAATATCTTCTGTTGATGCCGTGAGTGGATTAAAGTTTCTTAAAAAAGTTAAACCGCTATCTAATGTTGTTATACCTTTTTTTTGTAATTGTTGAATTAACTCAATTTCTCCAGTACTTGCAAATGCTTGACCTTGAACACTCTTTAAATTACCTATACTTTGGAATAGTGTAGATAGGTATGCCGCGTCTTTTATATTACTAGGTATGTCAGCACCTTCTTGAGACATGTTATTTAATTTATCAGTAGCTCTTCTAACCTGTATTGCTTGTGATAACACATTAAATAACCTAGTATGCTTTGCATCAACTCTACCCTCTGTAAGTACCTCTGTAAATCTATTTAATAATTGTTGTGATTCAGGAGTTAACTGACCGTTTTCGTCATATTTTAGTTGTTTCTTATTAGCTTTAAAGGGTTGATTATCGCCAACTTTACTTTTAGGATATCTTTCAGTTTTTGAAATATCAAAAAATTCTTTAAATATAGATTGACCCTTAATAACCTGTGTAGATTGCTGAGACTTTGTATCAAAGCTTTCAGGTATCATTTCATATATTCTTTCTATATTAGCTTTTATATTAGCGTTTCTTTCCGCTGTAGTAGATCCAAAAGCTTCTTTAATGCTGGACATTAGCTTCATTGGAGGTTTTTTAGCGGTTGATAAAAAATCAAAAGGACCGCTTGCAAAATCCATAAATGTAAGCTCAGTTTGTCTACCTGTTGTTACTAATAGCTTATCTACTTCTATGTCAACTTTAGATAATACATTTGATAAATCTAATTTTGTTCCGTCAGATTTTTTAAATGATTCAAATTCTATTCTATTTTTTGTTTCAACATATGTAGGATCAATTATTGTTTCACCGCCTTCTTCTAACCTTCTACTACCAAATATAGAGCTTGCTCTTATATCTCCAAATCTTGAAAACATTTTACCATCTAAATGTTGTTTTATAGTTTTCGTAATTGGTTGGCCACCCTTGTATTTTTGTATTATGCCTAATACACCTCTTGGATCATATAATGTATGTAACGTAAGCTCTTCTATTTGATCTTTTGTTAATTCTCTTACATTACCCTCAGCGTCTTTACCAAATCTTCTTAAAACCCATCCTCTTACATATTTATTTATAATATCAGCCGATGTTCCCTCTTTTGCATAAGGGTTTATAAGTTCAACTGGAAATTCTTTCCCAGAGTTTTTAAATACATTGTAATCTTCTTGTATTTTTTTAGACTCTAATTCTAACCTTTCTAATAGTTTACCACCTATAGAATTATATTCTATAACTTTACCGTCAGGTGTTTTTAAATCATTACCATTTTTTCCTTCAAATTGATATTTTGATAAATAGCTTAATTGCTCTGCAAATTTTGAAACATTACCTTTTTTACCAGTTAAAGCCATTTGTGTTAAATACTCTATAGTTTGTTCTGGAGTCCATTGTTCAGGCAATAATTTTTTTGGTAAACTTTTAAATAAAGTAGTTTCAAATAGTCTAGGATTTTTAGCTACTAAATCTATAAGCATGTTTTGCATAGTACCTTTTAAATCGGGTAATAATCCTGATTCTACTATATCTTTTCTTATACTTTTATTAGCTAATAACTCTAATAAATTACCAAAATATTCTTCTGCTATAAATTCTTTTCCTTCTTTTGTTCTTAAATCAGGAGCATCAGCTCCATAAATATCTTTTATAACACCACTAAAAGTTTCATTAGCTCCAGCTTGTTTAAATAGTTTATCTAATAAAGGATCAATTCTTTTCTTAACACTTATAGCAAAATCAGGGTCTTTTATTTTAAAACGATTAAGTAAGTGCCAAAATTCATGAGGTATCATGTTTTCAGTTAGCTTAGGCGTATTTAATACCATAAAGCCTTTGCCATCTGCTCCAAACTTTAAACTTACTGGCTTAGCGTCTATATCTCGTATAAATTTAAATGGTATATCAATATCTTCAGCTTTTTTTAGCCTATCCATTTTTTTAGTCCAATATTGCTCAACATATGCGTTACT